CTGCGATCCCGTTCACGGCAATTGCGCCGCAACAATCCTCTGGTTGACGGCGGTGCTTCCGGCTATATCGCCAATATCATCGGATCGGGCATCAATCCCCGCTGGCAGATCAAGGACAATCCGCAATTAAAAGAAGAAATCCAGGAACTCTGGAGCGACTGGACGGAAGAGTCCGATTTTTACGATCTGCTCGATTTTTACGGCCAGCAGAGCTTGGGCGTGTCCGCCATGATCGACGCTGGAGAATTCCTTTGCCGGTTCATCGACGCCGGCCCCGGAGAATATGAAACCGTTCCGCTGAAACTGCAACTGCTCGAAGCCGATCACCTGGACGAAAAGTTCAACAGCGTTGCTCCCAACGGCAATGAAATCCGTATGGGCATTGAAATCGATCAGATGGGACGCCGTCAGGCCTACTGGCTCTGGAACGAACACCCGGGCGAAATGCTCTCGTTTACTTCCAACGCCACCGAACGAATCCGCGTACCCAGGGAAGACATGATCCATGTCTTCAGCCCGTTGCGCATCGGCCAGATGCGTGGACGCCCCTGGCTGTCATCCATCATAGTCAAACTGCACGAGCTTGATCAGTATGAGGATGCCGAGCTGGTTCGCAAAAAGACGGCGGCCATGTTTGGCGGGTTTATCACCCAGGCGCAGGACTATGACGCCGCAGCCGCCGGGATCATCGGCAGATCCATCGGCATGGACGGCAGCAACAACGACATCATCGCCCTGGAACCCGGCACATTTCCGGTTTTGCCCGTTGGCAAGGATGTTAAATTTTCCAATCCGGTCGATGTCGGCACAACTTATGAAGTCTGGATCAAGCAGCAGATACGCGAAATCGCCGTCGGCATGGGAGTCACCTACGAACAGCTCACCGGGGATTTATCCGGAGTCAATTATTCATCCATCCGCGCCGGCCTTCTGGAATTCCGCCGCCGGGTCAATCAGCTCCAGTACCAAATACTGATTCATCAATTTTGCCGTCCTATCGCATGGCGCTGGATGGATTCTGCCATATTGTGTGGCGCTTTACGGATTCCCGATTATTACCCCCACCGCCGCCACTACCGCCGGGTCAAATGGCGTCCGGACGGCTGGCCCTGGGTCGATCCGGTCAAGGATCAGCTCGCGCAGCAAATGGCCATCCGCAACGGATTCAAGTCCCGCGCCCGAGTGGTCGCCGAGCTGGGCGACGACGTCGAGACCGTCGATGCCGAGATTGCAGAAGACAACAAACGGTCCGACGGTGCCGGCCTGATTCTCGACAGCGATCCGCGCAAAACGAACACATCCGGCGCCGTCCAGAAAGCCGCGGAAAAAACCGTCAACGATTCCGTTTAGGAGAATAGATCATGGGAAAGAACAACTCGATTGTCAAAGTAGCGGGAAGGATCCTGAACAGGCCGCTGCTGATCCATGCCGACAGCCTCAACACTGTACTCGGAATACTCAACGGGCATATCGGCCTGAACATACCCGTGTTCGGAAACCAGGCTGCCCTGTCCATGGCCGCATCCGATCGTGCCAATACAGTCCCGCAAAGCGGCATCGCCGTCATTCCCGTCTGCGGCGTTCTCTCCTACAAGCAGGATGAATTCATGGAATGGCTCTTCGGCGAAACATCATATGAAACCATCAGCCGGCAGTTCCAAGCGGCACTGGCCGATCCGAACGTTACCGGCATCATTTTCGACATTGACAGTCCCGGCGGCGAAGTATCCGGCTGTTTTGACCTGGTCGACGAAATCTACAACGCCCGCGGCATCAAACCTGTTTCCGCAATTGTCAACGAGATGGCTTATTCCGCGGCCTATGCCATCGCCTCCGCGGCGGAAAAGGTTTACATTCCCCGCACCGCCAGCGCCGGATCGGTCGGCGTCATCTGCGTACACATGGATCAAAGCAAATTCGATGAAGGAATCGGCGTCAAATACACCCCCATCTATGCCGGCGCCCGCAAGAACGATTACGATCCGCATTCACCTTTATCCGACAGCGCTTTTCAATCCGCTCAGGCGTTTGTCAACTCAACCTATGAATTATTTGTCAGGACAGTGGCCAGAAATCGCGGCCTCAGCCCGCAGGCCGTCCGGGAAACCGAAGCAGCGTTGTATTACGGAAAAAACGCGGTGGATGTCGGGCTGGCGGACTCCGTCATGTCCTGGTCGCAAGCACTAATCAATGCAGTAAAGAAAAAACCAATCAAGGGAGGATCAATGAAAACAATAGCAGATGAATTACGGGCAATCATGGAAGGAAAACCCACGGAAGAAATAACCAGTGCCATGGCCGAGCTGGGCTACGTTCCGCAGGCTCGGGCGGAAGGCATCATATCCGTTACGAAGGCGAATATGGAAGCCATGGCGGAAGCCATGGGCATAACGGTCGAACAGTTATCCACCGGCCTGCAAAACGCCGACTTTGCCGCGATTAAAGAAGGATTAAAAGTCGATGCTGCGCAAATCGAGAAAAATGTCACCGCCCGCATCACATCCATTCTCGAAATCTGTTCGCTGGGCGGCATGGAAAAAATGGCACTGGACCTTGTCACGTCGGGCGTAAGCGTCGAGGAAGCGCGGACGAAAGTCATGGAAGCCAAGGCCAACAAGAGCAAACAGACGGGGATTCGCAGTTCCGTTACATCCCTGGGCACCGGTGAAGTGAGCCCGTTGGTGGAAGATGCCCGTCAGCGGGCGCAGGCCGCGGAAAAGAGAAACGTAAATAAGTAAATAGTGAATAGCTGACGGCTGAATATTCCCTCCTTTTCTAAAGGAGGGTTAGGGTGGATTTTATAAGACAAACACCATCTGTCATTCCCGCGCAGGCGGGAATCCAGGAAAAATATTCTCAGTCCTCAGCCTATAAACCCATAAATCATTTCAGGAGGAAAAAGACATGAACAGAATATTTATTGCGAGTTTGATTTGTTTTGCGGCGCTCATATTGCTGCAGTGGAGTCCGAATATCGGAATATTTATCCGCCGGAAATTGCATTCCCTGCGCGGCTCATTATCCGAAGGAAACTATCTCAATGACATTTTAAAGACCGAAGCACCCGGCAATATGTCCAGGGAAGTGGTCACCGTTAAACTTGGTCAGGATCTGGCTGTCGGCACAGTGCTGGGAAAGATAAAACTGGGGACGTGCCCGGCAACCGGCACAGCCGATACCGGCAATACGGGAGCCGGCACCTGTACGGGAGTCACCGCGGGCGCCAAAGCCAAACTCGGAACCTATACCCTTAAATGCATCCATGCCGTTGCCGGAGCGGGTCTCTTTTCCGTGGAAGACCCGGACGGCTACGCCCTTCCCGACGCCGTAGCAGGTGTCGCCTATACCAATGATCAAATCAATTTTACCCTGAACGACGGCAGCCCCGACTTTGTGGTCGGCGACGCATTTACCATTGAAATCGCGGAAGGCAGCAACCAGGTGGTCGCTATTGATTTCACCGCCGTTGATGGTTCTCAGGACGCTTACGGCATTTTAACCGCCGCCTGCGATGCAACAGCGGCGGCCAAAGAAGCGGTGGCGATTGTCCGCACAGCCCGCGTGGTGGAAGCCAATCTGGTCTGGCCGGTCACCTCCCCCGCCGTAACGGACGATCAAAAAGCCGCAGCCATGGCGCAGTTGCTGACAAAGGGAATCATATCCGTAACAGAAGCGTAAAACAACAAAGGAACAAGGATAAAGGTTAAAGGATAAAGGAACTTGCACCTTTTACCTTGAACCTTGAACCATCCAACGAAAGGAGCAACAAAATGAAAATATTTAGTCCTGTAATCAGAATACTGAAAAGTCAGCGCGGCGATGTGGGCGGAGAAATAATCAATCCCTTTGACCAGGATGCATTCAACATGGTCAGCCTTTGCGCGGCAATCGATATACTCCCGAATATGTACGGGCGGGTCAACCAGCTCGGTATCTTTAACAATACCGAGGGAATTACAACCCGCACCGCGGTTATTGAAGAACAAAACGGCATTCTGAACCTGCTGAAAACCCTTCCGGTCGGCGCTCCCGGCCATCAGAACAAAATGGGCAAGCGCACCGTGCGGTCATTTACCGTTCCGCACATTCCCCTGGACGACATCATCCGTCCGGAAGAATTTTCCGGAGTGCGCGAATTCGGTCAGACGAATCGAATGAAAACCCTCGTGACGGTGATGAATAAACACCTCCAGACGGCAAAGAACAAATTCGCCATTACCCTGGAACATATGCGCATGGGCGCACTGAAGGGAATCATTCTGGATGCCGACGGCTCAACCCTTTTTAATCTCTATACCGAATTCGGCATTTCCGCCAAGACGGTCAACTTCAATTTGATGGCAGGAAGCCCCCTTGCCTACGTCACCACAACCGATGTGGCCGCAAAGTGCCGCGAGGTTGTGCGGCATATCGAGGACAATCTGCACGGGGAAGTGATGAGCGAAGCGCGGGCTCTGGTATCGCAGGAATTTTTCGATGCCCTGATCGGACATCCCAACGTCGAAAAGTTTTATGTCAACTGGCAGGCCGCGGCGGACATCGCCGGCGTCGATCCGCGCAAGGGTTTCAAATTCGGTGGAATAACTTTCGAGGAATACAGGGGAACGGCAACCGATGAAAACGGAACTTCCCGCAGGTTTATTGCCGCCAGTGAAGGCCATTGCTTCCCGACGGGCACAATGAGCACTTTCAAACAGGTTTATGCCCCCGGTAATTTCATCGAGGCTGTCAACACTCCCGGAATTGAATTGTATGTCAAACAGGCATTGGAAGCCATGGGCCGCTGGGTCGATCTGCATATCGAATCCAATCCGCTCCCGATCTGCACCCGTCCCGGCGTACTGGTGAAAATGACCATCTTATAAATCAACAGTGCAGCCTGCGCACGCCATTGCGCAGGCTGCATGAACCACCCTGGGAGCCCGGCCAATGAATGAAAAAGGATTTTTAGTCCTGGATGAAAAAGACTGGGAAGGCATGACACCGGAACAGCAGTCATGGGCGATATATAAGACTCTGCATTCATTGAATGCAAGAATTATAAGCCTGGAGAATCGGACATTCATGGACAAATGCTTTGCGTTTGTTGGCGGCATTATCGGCGGCTTCGTTGCTGCAGTGGGCATGAAATACATAGGTCATTAAAATGGAAAAAAACCGGAAAGCATTTTTGGACATGATTGCCGTCTCGGAGGGCACGAAGGGACACGGAGACGACGGCTATAATGTAATTGTAGGAGGTGGATTATTCTCTTCTTATGCCGATCACCCCCGGAAACTTGTTGTTCTCAATAAAAAGGGACTGAAATCAACCGCCGCAGGAAGATATCAGCTTTTGACACGATATTATGATGCCTATAAGAAGCAGCTTAACCTGCCTGATTTTTCACCGGCCAGCCAAGACAAAATCGCCATTCAGCAGATCAGGGAACAGAAAGCCCTGGAAGATGTTGACGCCGGACGATTTGAAGATGCCGTCAGGAAATGCCGCAATATCTGGGCCAGCCTTCCCGGTGCCGGTTACGGGCAGCATGAAAATTCAATGAACGATTTAAAAAGAGCCTATGCCAATGCAGGTGGAACTTTTGCGGAGGCAGGATGATCACCAAAACAGTGCGGCGCAAGGTAGCTGCGAAGAAAGCAAAGCGCATAGCCCGGCGCATGCCGGGACAAAAGCGTAAAAAGAAAAAGTAACTGTCATTGCGAGCCGTCTTTTGGACGGCGCGGCAATCTAAGTTTTGTCATTCCCCGGCGCGACCGGGGAATCCATCAACCTCTGTCATTCCCGCGCAGGCGGGAATCCAGAAAAAAGGAAAACAATCATGGCATTAGACATCACAGGAATCGGCAGCATCTTTGATTTCGGCTCGAAGGTAATTGACAAGATATTTCCCGATAAGACGGAAGCGGAAAAAGCAAAGTTGGCCATGCTGCAATTGCAGCAAGCCGGGGAATTCAAGGAAATTGAAAGTGAACTTGCCGTTTTAACCGAACAATCCAAGGTGAATCTGGAAGAGGCGAAATCCGGGAATATTTTCGTTTCCGGCTGGCGGCCCTTCGTGGGGTGGTCGTGCGGTGCAGGTTTGACTTATTCAGTG